ATGAGCAAAGCCGACGAAGAGATTACCAAGGCTATCAAATTTGCGCAGAAGGGCGAACAGGCCCTTGCACAATTCCACAAAAACGCAAGCAACGGATTCAAAGAAAAGGCACTCAATCTCTCGATTGAGGAAGGGGAAAAAGAGATTTAAAAAAAACTTCCTGCGTAAGAGGATTCCAGCCCGGCCGCTCCGGGGCGCAGGCATTGAGCAAAGGTGGCCACCAGAACTCAAAAAAAAACAGGAGGTTACTGTATGAAAAGTAACGCTGAAAAGGAGGCAGGAAATGCTTGAAAGCAAAGACCTGGAGCTTCAGAGCCGCCTCACAATTGGAACGCTGGAAAGCAACGCGGAGGCAATCAGGAAGGTTGTCCTGAAACACCTTGAGGACTACACCCCGGAAAACTACATCGGAAGAGCTGACGAGGCGAAAGCCGACAAAGCTCTTCTAAACAAGGCTGAAAAAGCCTTGAACACAAAAAGGCTTGAACTTGAGCGCGAGTACATGGAGCCGTTCAACAAGTTCAAGATCACAATCACAGAAACCTGCAAGGCTATAAAAGCCGCAAGCGCCGGTCTTGATGAGATTGTCAAGGCAGAGGAAGAAAGGGAGCGCGGCGAAAAATGGGAGAAAATCGAGGAGTACTGGAATAGAACAGGCTTCTCTCTTTTCGACATCACTGACTTATCGAAGATAACTGACATCAAAAAATGGACAAACAAAACCGCAAAGCTGAAAGATGTCCTCGCAGAAATCGACGCAATCCAGAAGAAAACCTTTGACGAGCTGAAAATCCTTGAGCAGTTTCCGCAGGAAGACGTGTCGCTTCTTAAGACGGTCTACCTTGACACATTGTCTATAACAGAAGCCATGCAGAAAGCGAACCAGATCAAGGCAAACCGCGAAAGGCTCGCCAGAGAGCAGAGGGAACGCGAGGAAGTGGAACGCTTCAAGAAAATCCAGGAGCAGAAAAAGGACGAATGGAAGGAGGAGAAAAAGGCGGAAAGCGAAAATGAATCCTTCGACCTTGCAAGCGCCGCACTCGGACTTGAAATAAAGCCAGAGAAAACGGAAACGCGGGAGGAATACGCCCTCGTTTTCAGCCTTACACGCAGCCAGTTTCTTGACCTGCGTAACTATATGTCCGACCACGGTATAACCTACTCGGAGCTTCAGGACAAGGGTTCTGGAGTGTACACAAAATGAAATCTTCCCGTATGGGAAAGATATATTGACGGCGTGGAAAAAGACACGCATTAGCACAATTTGGATTGACAGCTGGAAAGACAGCCAGGGTAAAACCTAAGGCCACACAAGGCTTTAAAACTTTGTGTGGCGCTTTTGCCCGACAGAAGGAGCTTATATGACAGATATAAATAAGACAGTCCTTGTAGGACGCCTGACAAAAGACATCGAGATAAAGTATACGAACAGCGGAGCGGCTATCGGCAATCTGTCAATCGCCGTGAACAGAAGCCGGAAACAGGACAACCAGTGGGTCGATGAGGCAAGTTTTTTTGATGTGAAAATCTATGGAAAAATGGCGGAAAGCCTCCGGCCCTACCTGACAAAAGGAAAGCAGATAGCGGTCGAGGGCTTTTTAAAGCAGGAGCGGTGGCAGAAAGACGGTCAGAATTTCAGCCGGGTGACAGTCGGCGCGGAAAACGTCCAGCTGCTCGGCGGAAATTCCGGCAACGACAGCCAGCAGCAGAACGACGACTACGGGTACTACGGAAATTAAGGAGAAACAGCAATGAAAAGAATTGTTTTTGAATACCGTGACGAATACTCTCACGGAGAATGGATAAAACAGGAATGTACCGTAAGAAGCGTAGAGGAATGCAAGAAAATCTACGGCTTAGATGAATGTGAATACAGAATCCTTGAGATTGAGGAGATAAGATGACCGCAATAGAAATATACAAATCATTGAGCCAGCCGCCGGCAACAGCCCTAAGGCAGATCACAGCCGGAAACCTGAAAGGCAAAACGGATATAAATCCGCAGTGGCGGTATGAGGCTATGACCGAGAAATTCGGACTTGTCGGAATCGGCTGGAAATACGAAATACAAAAACTGTGGACAGAGAAAGGCGCGAAAGATGAAGTCCTGGCATTCGCGCAGGTGGCGGTGTTCATCAGGAACGCGGACACAAAGGAATGGTCAGACCCTATAGTCGGAATCGGCGGAAGCAAGCTGGTGAACGCATTCAACGCAGGCCTTCAATCAAACGACGAAGGCTACAAGATGGCGGTTACAGACGCGTTCAGTACAAGCCTTAAAATGCTGGGCGTTGCGGCCGACATATACGCCGGACGCTGGGACGGCTCGAAGTACAAGAACACACCGCAGGAACAGCCGCAAAGCAACAACACCAGCCATAGCCCGAACCGTTCAAGCCAGCCGCAACAACAAAGACAGGCAACTCCACAGATGAAAGGCGGCCCTGACACGCAGGAAGAAAGGGAGCTTATAAACGAACTTCTCGGAAAGCAATTCTCCGACGGCTCGCTTGTATTCTCCAAGGAGGAATGCGCGAAGGTCGGAAAATGGAGACAGAGCCGTACTGCAAAGCAGGTCATTGACTATCTCTCGGAGCTTTATATCGAACGGAAGAACCAGAAAGAGCCGGGTGAAGAATTCCCGGAAGACCTTCCGTTCTAGGAGATAGAGAATCATGGCGGAAATAAGAATCACAATGAAAAGAGTTTTTCGAAAAGGGTTTCTGTGTCTTGAGATTCCAGAAGACGAGGGAATCCGGGAGGCTCTGAAAAGGATTCTTACTTCCTGCCGTGAGAAATACAACGACTTTGTGCAGGTAACGATTAACACGCCGTACAAACCTAGAACAACAGGAGCAAAAAGCCAGAACCACCACCTGAACGGACACATAGTGCAGCTTTGCAACATAACGAAACACAGCTACGACGAGATAAAATATTGCGTAAAGATGAAGGCAGTTGAAGCCCTTGAGTACCCTTACACGATAATCAACGGCTACCTTCTGCCGAAAAGCGAACACGAATGCAGCACGGAGGAGTGCGCAAAGCTGATAGAAGCGGCGCACCTTCTGGCAGCGGACTGGCAGATTGTACTGAAGGAGTAATTTTTTGAGAGGTACAAAAATGAGTAAATATATTTTATTGCAGGAAGCCTCCGATGAGCTGGGGGTACCAAAAACTAATTTATATTATTATTGCAAAAATCGCGGGTTTAAAATGGCTGCGCAAAAAATAAACTCGGGCAAGTCTTGCAATAGTATATCGTTTGAAGATTTTGAAAAATTGAAGGCCATATACAGGAGGAGTCCGGATAGTATCGGAGTAGACGATGCTGCGGCTCAATTAGGAATATCGCGATGTGCGATGTATCAAAGAATTAATAGAGCCGGAATAGAATGCGAATTATTCGGCCGCGTAAAATATATAAAGCACTCCGATTTTGAAAAAATGCAATCTGATGCCGCCAGCGATTTTGACGCGGTGCCGGTTTCTGTAGCTATAGAGCGGTTAGGTTTGCCAGGTTCGACATTCTATAAATATGCGGACAATTTGAAAATTAAAACATTCAGAAAAAACGGGCGCGGCTGGGTAACGAATACAGACTTTAAAAAGTTGAAAGACTGGATAAAAAATAAGCCTGACGGCAGAAAAAAGAGCAGCTGTGACGAAAAGAAAGAAATTAAAACACGTCCGGAATGTTCGGTGGAATATTACAAAGTCGATGAGTTCAGGGATGGTCATTGGTGGGTATTTCGTTGCGGATTCTCGCAGCAGGAAGCGGAAACACTGGCCGCGGAGCTATCAGTTTCCGGGGTGTTATTCCGGGCAAGCCCGCATAAAATACGGCGGGAAAATGCTGGGAACTTGTTTAAAAAAATAGCGGAAAAGGAAATAAAAAAATATGGCAGATAGTTTTGTTTTTTACAGAAGTTTTGACGAAGCGTGTGCAGAGCTTACAGATGAGCAATACGGAAAAATAATGCGCATAATCAATAATTATGCACTTAACGGGACAATACCAGATAATCTTTCCGGAATTGAAAAAATAGTAGTTACACTTATTAAACCGCAAATTGACGCCAACAACCAGAGAAAAATAAATGGTTGTAAAGGCGGTGCTCCTTCTGTAAACAACAATGCAAAAAAAACAACCAATGGTTATACAGAAAAACAACCAATGGTTATTACGGAAACAACCAATGGGTATGCGGAAAAACAACCTAATGTAAATGTAAATGTAAATGTAAATGCTAATGAGAATGTAAATGTAAATGCTAATGAGAATGTAAATGAGAGAGAGAGTCATAATGCGAACGAAGTTGTTTTAAACACACTCACACTCTCTCCTCCTCAAACTGAATATTCAAAAAAAATATTTGAGATATTCAAAAAAGCCAGGCTTCCGTGCGCAAGGGAAAACGAAATCTCATTCTTGCAAACTGATTTCAAGAATGCCATTTCTGTAATTCACAGGAAGGAAGAGCTCCAGAACGTGCACAGCGACGACATAATACAGGCTTGTCGGAATTTCGCGGACATCTATTCGAACCCGGACACATACTGCGGATTCAGGCAGAAGATAGGCTTCTACCAGCTTGTCCAAAAGCAGTGGTTTTATGACCTTCTCCCTGCCAATTTTGACAAGAGCCGGTTCTTGGTTCGCACAGCCGACACCCAGGAAGAAACACGGAGAACGCCGGAGCAGATAGAGACACAGCTTCTTGAAGAAATGCAAGACGACCCGCGCTTTATTCCAAAAATCTTCGAGCATTACCACGACGAATGGATCGAGAGAGGAATGCCGACCGGCGCAAGGTATTTTGATTTTCAAACAGAGAAATGCCTCTCGGGATACGGCCAGAAGCTGAAGTTGGATTTTGAAAGCGGAATGAGAGGAAGCCATGGCGAACAGAAGAGCAACTGAAAACGGACAGGAAGAAGAAGTCAAACTGGTGGCATGGCAGCAATGCAAGGTATGCGGCACAAGTTATCCGGTAAGCCAGACAATCTGCTACACCTGCTGGAGAAGAGCGAAAGCCGACGATGCCGAGAAGACAGGAAACCTTTTGAAAAGCCGTTTTTCAAAAAGCCTTGTCTTGAAATGCGGGGATGAATTTCCGGGCAATTTCACAAGGCTGAACGTGGACTATCCGATTCCGAAAGACCTTTCGGATAAATTCTATCGCGGTGGTGGCAGGTGCTTTGAGTGCGCAGAGAAATCATACTGCCGGATGTTCGGGAATCCTTTCTACACTTGCGCCAAGGAGGACTGGGAATACTGCAAATGCAGAATGTGCTGCAAGGTGTTCAGGGAAGAAGCTGCAAAGCTCACAGGGCAATGAAAATGAGAGGAGAGGAAACAGAATGCGGCTTTCAGTATTTTCTTGACTTTGATTTTTATGAGCAGGAGGAAAAAAAAGAGATTGATGACTTGCTCTTTTTTGAAACTCCGGAGACTGACAACCAGAGGCTTATGAATTGGCAGTATGAATACTACCACGGCGCGACAGAAAAGATTAACGGGATTTTTCTGCTTCTGCTGAAGATTGCAAGAAAAATTATAAGCAAGGAGGCGAAGGAAAAGAAACTGCTTTTCTGTTCAGAGTACAAAGAAGAGCTGGCTGTAGACAGCGCAAGTCTTGTGATTGAGCAGATGTTGAAGAACAGGTTGAAGATAAGAACCAGCTTCATAGCGTATCTTTATCTTCAAGTGAAAAAAACAATGTACAGCAAGACAAAAGCTGAAAAGCTGGAGGATTACTGTAGACACAACAATATAAATTTTTTCGCGCTGTCCGAGGCTGAAAAAAGAAAAGTGAAGAAGATTTTTGAGGAATTTGGAAAATGAAATTTAACAAATTGACAGAAAAAGAAAAGGCGACTATCGGAGTTTACCGGAACAGCAAGATCTCCTGTTATCTATGTAACAAACTGCAAGCCTGCGGAAAGAAAAAAGCAAGCTTCGGAACGGATAGGAGCCGGCTTATCAATGGACACATAGATGATAAGGACTTCTGCCAGAGAGCGGAGGCCTTCGTAGTAGCAACAACTCCGATAGCGGACAGAATCAAGCAGTGCTTTGAGCCGACAGAAAGCGAAAAAGACTTCTTTGAAAAGCAGCTTGACGGCTGGGAACCGGTTCCGCATTTCTACAACTGGAGAAGAGACGGGTTCTGGGATTTGGTGGAGGAATGAAGAAAAAGCAGAGCAATTCTTAAATAGCGAGGTAGAGGAATGATTAAGACAATTGAGAGGAAGATATGTGATGTTTGCAAAAAAGAAGTTAAATCCTTTGCAGGGTCTCTGGTACTGAACTATTCGGACTCTGATTATACAGGATGTGGATACCCTGTGAGAGTTGAGCGTAAAGAAATCTGCGTCGACTGTTGTAGGAAATTGAATAAGGTTATTAAGGAAGCCTTAAAGGAGGAGGAAAATGAAATGGGTTGATTATGATGCAGGTGAAGACTGTTATGAAGATGAACATAAAGGGCATTGGGAGATGATAAAATAAAAAAAACTATACATATGAAGTTATGGAATTAAAAATGGCGGACGATTAAAGCGTATAAAAATCGTTTATTGTTAACACTATACAAAACTACAAACGACATTCAAGGGGGGAATCATGAACATAAAGCTGACGAAAGACGCTCTTCTGGAAGCCCTCGCAAATTCGCAGGGCAACATATCAAAGGTACGCCGCCACCTTGAGGCGCACGGAATAAAAGCAGAATGGCACACAGTCGAGAACGCAATCCACCGCTGGAAAGAAACAGAAGCGAAATACAAAGATGAAAAGGAAACTCTGTTAGACTTCGCAGAGGACGGACTTCTGCAGGCTGTAATCAACAAAGAGGCGTGGGCGATTAAGTATTCGCTTTCAACAAGAGGCAGAGCGCGTGGCTATGAGACTATCCCGACAATCAAGATTGACAACGCCGACCCGCTCAACATCAACATAACAGGCGATGCAATGACCGGCGAACAGCTGGAAAATTCTCCAATGGTGGAAATCCCGGAATATGGCGAAAGATCAGATTCAGAAGAATGAGGAAATAAAACCGTTCATTCACCAGAGGCAGATTGTGTCGGCTCCGCAGGCTTTCCCGGACATCTCCTATTTTTTCCTGTGCGGAGGCTACGGCTGCGGAAAGTCGTTCTCTATTGTGCTGATGATTATATACCTGTGCAAGCGGTACAGCGGCAAGGACGTTACAGTCGGACTTTGCTCAACGACAATAACTCTTCTAAAAAAAACTGTAATTCTTGACCTGGAGAAAATACTCAAGAAAACAAATTCTCCATTCATGTATAATCAGCAGGACAACATAATAACAATCGGAACAATACGCTTTCTGTTGATAGCCACAGGGCAACCGACAGACATATACGGCCCGAACATAAACATCTGCCTGTGCGATGAGATAGACGAGCTGGCGGAGATGAAAGCGATTGAAGCGCACAAGGCACTATCAGAGCGAACGCGAATCACACTGCCTGACGGACGTAAGCCGTTCATAATGTACTTCTCTACCGTCCACGGCTACCGGGGGCTTTACAAGATTGTCCAGAAGCTCCGGCGCGACAGGCTGCGCTATTGCCTTGTGCGTGGGCTCACACGGAACAACACAAGCCTTGACCCGGCATACGTGAAGAACCTTTATGCTATCTACGACGACAACGAGCGAATGGCGTATCTTGAGGGAATGTTTGTGAACCTTATGGCAGGACGCGTCTATCCTGAATACGATGAGCAGAAGCACCGCATAAAGCCGTTCGAGGTTGGAGCGGAATACACCGTGATGATAGGTCAGGACCTTAACAGCGGATTCTCAAAGGCGGCGGCGGTAATAAAAAAGGACGGCAAACTCTACATAACGTGCGGCTGGAGCTTTGACGAGATAGGACACGCCCCGGAAGAGATGAGGAAAAAGTATGTGCAGAACGAGATCCTGTGGTTTCCTGACTGCGCGGGAAAGGAAATCATCAAGGGCTACAAGCAGCAGATTATCGACTGGGGAATACAGTGCAGAATCGGGAGCGCGAACCCTAGAATCCTTGACCGTGTTTTTTACGTGAACAAGCTGTTCAGAATGGGGCTTCTGTACGTGTTCAGCGCAAAGGAGACGGACGAGCTGTCGGAGGCACTGAAAGTGCGCGCTTACGACCAGAACGGAAAGCCGGAGAAAGGACAGGGAGAGAAAGCCCCCGACCACTTCTGCGACGCGCTGGAGTACGTAATATACAGGATTGTGCGGAGCGACCCGGACTTTATGAACCTTAAGGAGCTTTCACGCGAGAGCATAACCGAGAACGGATACCTGAACATCGCAGGAAAGAACGTGTAGCGCGGATGACTATAGAGGTATGGAAGCAAAAGATATAAGAAAGGCGCATTGTCTGTTCGAGCAGAGCGGAATATTCAAGAACGAATTTATCAAACTGGGAATACCGGCGGAAGACTACGATATTCAGAACCACTTCAACGAGACAGACCACGTCATAGACCTGTTCGCGGAAATCGAGAAAGCATACGCGAACAGAACAGAACAGAACAGAACAATTGTTCTTCTGTGTTTGACGGAATGTCAAGCGATGACATTATCATCGCTTTTTTCCCTTGCATTTACTTTGAAACAATGCAGATGACCTACTATCAGCTTACAAGCCTGAACAACAGGCACAAGCCAAAGACAGAGCAGATAAAGGACGCAATCGAGCGGCTGGAGAAAAGAACACTGTTTCACACATTGCTTTATAAGATGATGTTTATTGCGGAGCACGACAACCAGAAGCTGGTGATTGAGAATCCTGCGACAAAGCCGTCCTATCTGATTGGAAAGCAGAACTTCCCGAATCCCACATTTATCGACAAGAACAGAATGGAGCGCGGAGACTGGTTCGTGAAGCCTACCGCGTACTGGTTTGTGAACTTCGAGCCGACACACGGATTCACCCGGCAGAACGACAAGGAGCAGAAGATAATAAAAAAATGCAAGAAGGGAATAAAAGCGGGGATATGCAGCGAGGAAAGAAGCCTGATAAGCCCGGACTACGCAAGGAATTTTATCTGCGACTTTATAATCGGGAAGAAACAGGAAAACCAGCGCGAGCCGGAGCTGTTCTAGGGCAAGCGACTATATATGTATGACAATACAGGAAATGTTCAGCAGCGTAAAAAGATACGGATATGTGGCGGATAACAAGATTGATGAGAATGGAATGGAACACGGAAACAACGGACAGTTTGTGCAAAAAGGAAAACAAACTGAATTTGAATATGCGTCAAAAGTTCCTTATGAAACTAGAACAAAATACAGAAATAATTTAGCGGATAAATTAAAGGACTATGTAACAAAAGGAGTTATTGAAAATAGCACAATTGGAACTACAAAAATATCAAAACATACAATCGGAAAACTTGGAAGCGACAAAGCGCTTAATAAATCAATGGCAAATGGATTTACACCAGAAGAACATTTTGACGCAGCAGAAAGAGTTGTAGATTTATACAAAAATGCAGAATTAAAACTTACTCACCCAGACAAAGATAATGATCCAAACATTATATCAATAAAAAGATTTAATCAGATATTCATAACTTGCAATCATCAAAAAGCAAGAGCATGGATAACAGTAAAAGAATCAAAGCAACACGGACACAGGTTATATTCAATTGAAGTAATGGAAATAGAAAAGGCTGGAGAACATCCAGCCATAAAGAGCGGAGCTGAATTAAATCAGTCAGTCGCCACAGATAATATAGCACACGAAGCCCCGGAAGTCAAATCGATTGCGGGGCTTTGGAATATAATAAAACAAAACAAATACTTATAGGAGATTACGGAAATGAAAGCATTGTTTTTAGAAGAAGAAAAGGAGATTGTCAATCTTGACTTAGTGGAAAATGTAACAATTGAAAAAGCTGCAAATGAAGCAGAAACCTTTTTAATATCGTTTCATTTCCAGTCAGGCAGACAAGCGGCAACTACTAAAAAGCAATCAGAAATAGAAGATTTTATCAGTCAGATATTTTTATAAAACGACTATAAGGGTATGGCAAGATTTGAAGAACTACAGACAACAGAAACCAATCCACATCACAAAAGGATATTCGAGATAATCGCAAGGCACGAGAGCGGCTCAAGGGAGACAGAGGACGGCTACGGCGAAATCACACTGGACGCAGGCGAGCTAGAGACGATACGCGACGAGCTGGGGGCGGTGGTCCAGGACGCAAGACCAGGGACGCAGAGCGCGGAGGAAATGCGCAGGCGGCTTATATCCGATTTTCCGCAGAAGCTGAAAGCGGATATGGAGGCAAGGGCAAACGCGGAGAAGCTGGCGCAGAACAAGGGAATAGTACAGGACGGCTACAACAACCCTGTAAGCGGAATAGGCACATTCATAGATCCGGGAATGCAGACAGAAAGCTTTATTCCGGTATCAATCACACCGTCAGAGGCGACGGCCTACTATGCCAACGGCGGAGTGCCGGCAAGAATTATCAACAAGAAAGCCGGCTGCCTTTCACTGAACGGTGTGCATTTTGAGTGCTCACAGATGAGTCCTGACGACATCACACGGCTTGAGGACTACGCAAATGAATGCGGATTCAACGAGGCATACTCACAGGCGATAACGCAGGCTCTTATATTCGGCGGTGCGGTCGCCTACCCTGTCCTTGACGGCGATACCCCTCTCACCTTCCAGAAGACAACAGGCGAACTTTTTAAGGGGCTTAGAAAGAAGCAGGACTTCATAAGATACTGGGTGAACGCAGACCGCTGGAACTGTGTATTCGTGCCGGAGTACAACATAACGGCTCAAGAATACCTTTATGCAAGAAGCCTCTTTATTCCGCTCGGAGGCGTACGCGTAAGCACAGAACGAATGGCAATGGTACGTCCGAGCAAGCTGCCGTTCTGGGGAGCGATACAGCAGATGGGCTGGTCTACAAGCGACTTCGAAGGCTGGATTAAAGACTTTGAGAGTTACCAGATAATGAAGATGTCGCTTCCGATAATGGCGCAGCAGTCAAGTTTGATGTACCACGCGATACCTGCGGACGGGCTTATCATCGAGAACGGCCCGGAATTCGCAAAGCAGTTCTTCAAGGAGAATGAAAAGCAGATGAGGGAATGGAGCATTCTCCACCCCAAGGCGATAAACAGCGTGGGCGAAATCAAAATCCTTGAGCGAACATACACCGGATTCCGCGACCTTATCAACGAGGCGCGTCTTGCACTGTGCGCGGCAAGCTCCGTACCCGAATCAATTCTGTTTGCAGAAAAAGCTACAGGACTGGCAAGCGACAACGAGGACGATGTAACGCTCAAGCAGAGCGAGGCTATAAGGCTTTTGTTCAACACTGTATCCCCCTGCTTTAAGAACTGCATAAAAATTCTTGTCTGTTCGTGCTTCGGACTTGACAGTGAGCAGGCGAAGATAGCGGACAAGGTGAGTATAAAGGCGGATACAGGCGTAATCATAAGCGACGGCGACAGGGCACAGCTCGGGCAGGCGTTCACTACAATATCGGGCCAGCTCGTGGCAATGGGCGTGCCTCTGTCTACGGCGATAAGTGTGGCGCAGAAGTTTGTACCTAGCGCGGACTTGGATGAGAACACAATGGCACAGCTTGGCGCAGGCGAGAGCGAGGGAATAGACGAGAGCCTGTGGGAGCAGCTGAACGCAGGGCGCGATGTTGGGGGAGCAATTGGCGGCATTGCGCAATGAAGTATGATAAAAAAGGAGAAAAAGGTATGACGGAATTATTCAGACGCATAATGCAGAAAAAAATTGAGAGCAGGCTCGAATGGAATGAGATAGCCTCAAATGGTGGAATAAAAATCTCAAGCTGGATGACAGGAATCCCCACATCCAACCCGACCGATGACGACATAAGGAAAATCGCACCGGTGCTCGGCACAACCTTTGAATGGCTGAAATATGGCAAATAGCGTCTACCCTCTCAAGATAAACGGCTACATCTACTCACCAAAGACACGGCAGGGCTTCCTTAGAATGAGAAGAATGGGAATCCCCCGGCCTTTGTTCTCCATTGAGAACGAGCTGGCAAAAACACTCGCAAGCCGGTACAAAAAACTTGCCGCGCAGCTGTTGAAAGACCTGAAGGATAAAATCAAGAGGAACGGACTCACCATTGACCGCGCGCTTGTGGCGGACGGCAAGGAAGAAGAAAACCTTGAGAGACTGATGAAAGTCTTTGACGAAATGGGCGAGAAAATGCGAAAGGAGCAGGAGGAAACCGCGAACCGTGCAAATATGGGAAGCGTGGCCAACAGCCTTGAGCATGAATGGTTCGAGGAGAATCAGGAAGAGCAGGCGCAGCATGACGAGCAATTCTATAGCGACGTTGAAAGGATATTTAAAAAACAACAGAAGAAATATCTTGAAAGGCTTCTTGACGATGCGGACGGAAAGACAAAAAGGATTTTACAGTCGTTCACTATAGACAAGAAGAAATTCTTTGACGACAACATGGACGAGGTGCGCCGCCTTTACGTGCAGAACTCACTGGAGCGCATAGACTGGGAGCAGGAAGACATAAAGCGCGCGATTTTAAAGCGCATAACAAACTATGCGATGAACAGGACGGACGAACTGAAACTTGACGACCTGACAAAAGACGCGTTCAACCGCGGAGAACACCTGGCGCGTCTTTTTGCGCGCGACCAGATGGCGAGGTTCAACAAGGCGTGCACGCTCGCGACATTCAGGAGCGCGGGAGTTACAAAAGTCCAGTGGCTCACAGCAAATGACGGACGCGTAAGGGAAACACACAGAATGCTGAACAAGAAAATATTTGACGTTGACAATCTCCCGAAAGAAATAAACGACTATAACTGCAGGTGCGGACTTGTGCCGGTTGAATGGGCTGATGATTAAGGGGGGCTTTTATGTACAGATTCATAATAACAGGGGAAACCCCGGCAAAGAAAAACAGCCGCATTGTCCTGAAAGGCGGAAGGAACATACCAAGCGAACGGTACAGAAAATGGAACACGGCGGCAATGACTGAAATAAACAACCAGTTACTGCTCCTGAAAAAAGAAAAAGATGTAATGCCCATAGAAAGGGAAATCAGAATAAAAATGACATTCTACCACGGCGACAACAGACGGCGCGACAGCGACAACGGCGCAAGCTCGATACTTGACCTGCTCACGGACTGCAAGGTGATAAAGGACGACAAGTGGCAGATTGTGCGGCTTCTGGAGATAAGAAATTTCTATGAAAAAAATAATCCGCGCTGTCTTATCGAGATTAACGGATACGACGAATAGGAAAACGCAAGGAAAGGAAACATGGAACAGGACAAAGACCTTGAGAACAGGCTCGGCGCAATTGAAAAGAAGATAGACAAGCTGACAGACCTCATAACGCAGACACAGCTCCAGGAATACCGGCTCTCTGTCGTGGAGAAGAAGCTGGCGGACACAGCGGAAAAGGTACTGAAACTCGACAAAAAAAACGGAGATACAGCCATTCGGTGGCTGGGAGTAATTGCAAGCGGAATAATGACAGTTCTTATAAGTTATATTGCAATAAAGGTAGGTTTAAAATGAAACATCCCCAGAGCTTGGCGGCGGAGCTGTACAGCCACTTCCCGGCCGGAAACCTTAAGGCCATAAAAGACTATGGCTGCTGCGCGTTTGTCCTTATGTGGTGTCTGGGCATTGAGCCGGACGATGACGCGGAAGCAATAATGACGGTTGACAGCCTTATACAAGCGAAGGCTCTGGAAGAGGACTGCACCGTGAAATGGGCGGAAGCCATAAGACGGCTCACAGGAAGGAAGATGGAAGCCGTTGACTTTGTGAACATCAAATACATCTTTCATATAAAGAAAAGATGTCCGGTGCGGTATGACTACAATGGGAAATCCCACTGGGTGGGCGTGGAGAATGGAAAAGTCGCGTTCAATCCGTTGAAGTCCTCGGTATGCGTGGAAAACGGAAAGCCCTCCACAATGCGGATAATACATATTAAAGGAATTGACGAATGAAGCAGGACGGAAACACAGAAGAAAGAAAGCTGCCGGCAAAGACGCTCTCAAAGGCTATGAAAATTGTAGCGGTGGTTGGAATTATCCTCTGCCACGTGCTTAAATGGCTGGGCGTGCTCAATGCGGACTCCGGGGAAATATGCCAGATGTGGGCGGTTGTTTATGCGCTCGGAGCCGGGACAATCGACATGAACATAATGCTTGACAAATTCAGGAAGCAGGAGAAAACGGAAGAATGACAAGAATTTATTTTTATGTGGCTATTGCGGCTGTCCTCGCTTTTCTTTGCGTGGCAGTCATTGTGCTTCTTAAAATTATCGGAATGAAGAACGTGGAAATCAAGGCTCTGTCGGAGAGCGTGAAGCAGCAGGACAGAAGCATAGGGGTTTTATTGAAACATTCCAACGAGCTGGCGGAGATAAACCGGAAAAAGGACGCGTTTATAAAAAAGATACAGGAGAGCATAAGCGATGAAGATATTGCGGATATTATCGGCGGTATTATTGAGCTTAATAACGGCAGGCTGTGCGACGCTTCCAAAGGCTGATGATGTTGTGCTTCCTCCAATGCCGGAACGAACGGAGCAGAAAGCCCCGGAAACCGCAAAGGACTGGGCGGAGCTTCTTGGTTACTATGAATTCCTTGTGCAGGAATGGGAGGCATGGGGACGAGCAGTGCAGGCGCAGATTAAAGGTGAAGACCCGAAGGGGAACGGTAAATAATCCCCCGCCCTTTTCCGCTTTCTTTTGAAAGGCTTCCATAACGGAAAAAGGGCGTTTTTATTTTAAAAAGACTATAAGGGTATGGCAGAATTAAAGAACATAAGAATCGCGGTGAGCGGAATATATGACTATGCGCTTGAGGAAATCCCGACTTTGAGGCTTCCGCTTCCGGGGCAGGGCGCACCGGACTGGGTGGAGAAAAAGCAGATCTACAAAATCTACCGTCCGGCATTTGTGCTTGCGGCGGCGTGCGACAAGTTCAAAATGCTGCCACTTACGCACCACCACCCGAACACGCCTGTTGACGGCCAGAACTTCCGCAGGCTGGCTGTGGGCTACACTGGGGAGAATCCGTTCATCGACTGGATAAAGGATACTGACGAGGTGGGAATACGCTCAACGGTAATGATTTACGATGACGAGGCTCTGGACGCATACGAGCGCGGTGAGATACAGCTTAGTCCGGGCTATGTGGCGTCTTTTGAGTGGCAGAAAGGAAAAGCCCCGGACGGACAGGAATACGACATCGTTATGAAAGAGATAACGGACGTGAACCACCTTGCTCTTCTTCCGGCAGGACGCGGCGGAGAGTACGCGGTTGTAATGGACGGAGCGAAGAGAGCGCCCAGCGTGTTTGACCTTGCACGGACAAAGGACGGCGCGCCAAAAGGCAACGACAACGCGAGCAAAGACCACGTAAAGAAGTTTGAGAGAAAACCGCAGGGAAAAGTTGCGGACTGGTTCGTTGATATTGCAAAGCAAAGCGGATTTGACTTTTCAGGATATGAGCATGAAACAACAAATCATTTTGAAAATCACGTTCTAAAGGAGCATGGAAAAGGAAACGAAAACGACCCGGCAAATGTTCCTGTTGAGCAGAAAGACTTTGACAGAATCAAGGACATAATAGACAGCCCGGACTTTATAGCCTTTGGTGTAAAAAGAGAGGGAGAAGACCGCGTTATCTATGCCAAATCCTTTGATGACGGAACAACGCTTTATTTTGAAGAAATTCTTGACGGAAAGAAAAACAAGAAGCTGCGCGGAAAAACAATGTTCAAAAGGACAGACAAAGTAACCGGGGAAAAGCTAAAGAAAATTTTGAGCAGCAACAGAAAGAATGATGTATCAGAAATGAAAATCGCCTGCTCGGAAGTGACCGATTCTTCAATTGACCGTTCAACAAACGGTGTCGGTGGTCAAACCCGACGGCAAGCAGGCAACTATAAATACAGTTTAATACATAATGCTGGAAACGTCAAAGATGAAATAAAAAAAGCTGGCGTTCTCAGGGAGACAGCCAGCGACGACGGCACTGTACACGATGAACGTGTAGCCGATACAACTCGCGTTGTTTCCTTAAATATAACCGATACCGCCCCGAAAGTCAAATCAATTTTTGAAATTGTAAGAGGCAGTGTATTTGATAGGGTAAGGTAAGGAGTATATCTTGGAACACAGACAAATCAATGAAAACTACAGGGCTATAGCGGAAAAGCTGATAGCACAGGAGCCTGCGCTCGTCTACATAAAGGACAGCCGGGTGAAAATCACTTACCTTGAATCGGACAGCACAAAAAAAAGACGGCAGGGAAAGGCTTGTGCTTGGCGAGTGCGAGAAGGTGGCGGCAAAAAACCGCTGGGCAATCACAAGCGACTTCACGATAACGCTTTTCAGAAACAATCTTGTGGGGCTTTCAGAGGAGCAAATAAAGACTGTTATGTTCCACGAGCTTCTGCACGTGGGAATCGAGCCGGGCGCGGACGGAGAGGAAACATACAGCGTAAGAAAGCATGACCTTGAGGACTTCAAGGAGATAATCGACCGATACGGCACTGACTGGGCAAGCGCGGCAAGGAAGGCGGAATGATTGAGATAAAGTGCAGCACAAAGGACACTCTGAACCTTTCAGAGATAACGGAGTTCCAGGGAAACCTGAAGGAGCGCGACAGCACGGACTACGAGAAAATCGAGCGTTCAATCAGGAAGCACGGGTTCAGCTTTCCGTTCTTTATTTGGAAGCACGACGGCGTGAACCATTGCCTTGACGGACACGGAAGGCTTGAAACTTTGCAGAGAATGGTGGCAGGAGGGGAACAGATTCCTCCTCTACCTGTTGTTTACGTTGACTGCAAGAACGAGGCAGACGCAAAGGAAATGCTTCTGAAATTGAACAGTACCTACGGACGAATGACGGCGGACAGCGTGCGTGAATTCATCGGGGGGGGGGCTGAATATCTGCCTTGAGGATTTGGCTCTCCCGGAAGGAGTCCTGGATTTTTCTATTGATGACGTGATGAAGGACACGACAGGTGATGACGATGTACCGGAAGCCGAAATTGAAGAGGCAATATCAAAGCCCGGCGAAATTTACGAGCTGGGCGCACACAGGCTTATGTGCGGCGACAGCACCAGCGCGGATGATATGGCGCGTCTTATGGGGGATAGCAAGGCTGACCTTATTATTACTGATCCGCCTTATAATGTGGACTACAAGGGTGGAAACGGATTAAAAATTCAAAATGACAACATGGAAGACAATGCGTTCTTAAATTTTCTTACCGACGCGTTCGGCGTGATGTTCGGAGCGTTGAAAGCCGGAGGAGTGTTTTATATATGGCACGCTGACAGCGAGGGCTACAACTTCCGGCAGGCGGTAAAAAACTGCAAGGGGCTTGTGAGGCAGTGTCTTATCTGGGTGAAGAATTCTCTTGTCCTTGGACGCCAGGACTATCAGTGGCGTCACGAGCCGTGCCTTTACGGCTGGAAAGAGGGAGCCGGACACTACTGGGAGGGACGGCGCGACCTTTCAACGGTGTTCGACGAAACAAGGGGCGACTGGAAGAAGATGAGCAAGGAGCAGCTCATAGCGGAACTGAAACGCTTTGACAGCGAAGTAAAGACTTCAATTATTTACGAGGATAAGCCTTCAAGAAGCGAGGCTCATCCGACGATGAAGCCAGTGCGTCTTTTTGAGCGGCTTATCATGAACTCCAGCAAGGCGGAGGACATAGTGCTTGACCCGTTTGGAGGTTCAGGCACAACCATAATAGCGGCTGCGAAGACAAACCGGATTGCAAGGGTAATGGAACTTGATCCGCACTACTGCGACGTTATAAGAAAACGGTGGACTGCCTGGGCTAAGGAGAACGGCAAGGAAGTAGGAAGCGGAGGGCTTCAATAACGGAATTATGGGACAGAAATCCCAAAAAGACTATATAAACAGGAGGTTCAGAATGAACAACAAAATCATCGCGGTAATCGGCGCGCTTCTTTTTGCGGCTGCCGTTGTCGTAGGAAATTTCGTGCAGGTGGAGGCTGCGGTGGTCATTGAGATTGCACTCGCCTCGTTCGCATTGTGCGCGGTGGTAATCTCCGCCGTTAAGCAGGCGAAGGAAAAAAACGCGTTCAGCTGGAAGACCGTTGTGGTGATTGCACTTGCTGTAATCGGCGGCGTTCTGTGTTGTATCGGAGGTATGCAGCAGGCAATATTTAAAGAAATCAGCGGACTCGTGCTGGCTCTTTTAAGCGTTATTTTTGGTCTTATTTTTGACAGTAAAAAGGCATAGGAGAAAAAGGAGAATGAAACTTCTTACAGGACTGTTCAGGCTCGCACGCAAAAGGGTGCAGACCACAGACACGGACATGGGAGCATTCCGCGACAAAATCACGGAGCTTGTGGAAAAAAAGGATTCCTTTTCAGATGATGAAATCAACAGAAAGGTTGAGGAGCTCAAATCAATGAGCGCTGACCTGCCGGAATCGGACGACAAGGGAAAGCTCGACCGCTTCCTTGAGGACTTCAAGAGCGTCAAGGAGCAGGACGGAGCAACCGCGAATGAAGCCGCAAAAATGGTGGCCGACCTTTTCGAGAAGCTGGACACAGAGGCGATGAAGGACGTGCCGGAAACCGCAGCGAAAGAAACCGAAACTCCACCGGCGGAACAAAAGGACAGAGCGGCACAGGAGCCTGAAACTCTTGGCGGCTACGTGAAGAAGAATGTCGAGGAAGACATCAATCACGCAACACAGACAAAGGACGCAGACGGTGAAGAAACAACCGCGCCGGATAAAGGAAAGGATAACGCGCAGTACACCCTTGAGGAAATCTATCAGTTCATCAAAAAGCGTCTTGTTGAGGATTCCGGTGAAAAGACAGAAGAAAAGAAAAAAGAAGAGGAAGAAACGGAGACGGTAACAGACCACGCTCCGCATATTCCTGTGACAATGAACGGCGGCGCTCCAATCGAGGGAAGCATAGGCGCGATGTTCGCAAGAATCAAACAGGGAGGAAGATAAATGGATTCAAATCTTTCATTGAAAATCGGATTTAAAGGACAGCTCAAGCTGAACGCGCAGGCAATGCCGCTCCAGGAGGGCTACCTTAAGCTCGGAGGAATCGTTGATGACAGCATGACAGACGGTCTTAAATTCGGCGTTGTCTGCTCGTCAGACCCGGACAGTCCGGAACTTTTCAAGGCAGGACACGCGGTAAGCACGGACATTGTGCGCGGTATTGTTGTATTCGATGACGCTGTGGCGCAGAACGCTCCGGCTCACCCGGACCGCTACCTTGCAGGGTTTCAGTGCGCGGCTGTAAACCACGGCTTTGTGTGGCTTGAGGGCTGGACTAAGGCAGGAACAGGCGCAATCGACCCAAAAATCGGCTGCAAGGTTGTGTGCAGCACAGCGACCGGCGCAATCGAGTTCATCGCCTCAAGCGCGGAAGCAGGCGAAGGCTATGAAGTCCTTGCAAGCGCAAGCGTGCGCAGCGTAACAGAACAGGGCGCTCTGCTCTATTTGGATTAAAGGAGAAAAAGACAGATGATTATTAACTGCTCTTCGGAATTTAAAAAGGTGGGAAAAATTGCAAACCGCCTTGTGTCGGCAAACGGAAAGGCCAACCACCTGCTCCGCGATGCCACACTGCAGATAGGACGCGCAAGCGACCCGAAATATGGCGTGCCTGCAAGCGCGGTAAACAGCCCGATTTATGTGGGCGACCATGCGGTGCTCGGTTCTGTCATCGGAAACAGCGCGGAGATTGAGGCCCTCTACAAGAAGAACCCTCTCGCGGTCAATATGAAGCCGCGGTATAACATCCGCACAGGAAAATACGATGTCGTATGTTCAAAGAGCGGAATCCAGAGCTACGTAGGAGATTCAGGCGAGCTTGTCACAATGCAGTCAATCTCACCGTGGAACGCCTCGTACTTCCCGGAACTTTTCAAGCAGCCGCTTCTCTACAGCCACGCGCGCGACCTTGTTAAAAGGCTCGGCGGAACAAATCCGTGGGGAGAAGTCCAGAACCTCCAGCTTGCGGCTTACAGCGGCTGGGGCTTGATCGGCGAGAGCGGAACCGTCGCGGCGAACATGAAGCAGAATGTGAACGTGCAGTCAGGTATCATGAGCGCGCCGATTATCAACATCAAGGTGTTCTTCAACTTCACTGTTGAGGAAATGGAAAGAGCCAAGGGCAACAACGGCTCTCCGTTCGCAGGCTCGCTCATGGCGGAAAAGCAGCGCTATGCGCAGTACGTAATCGACATGATTACAGACTACATGACCTACTACGGAAACGAGGACACGAACACAATCGGGCTTCTTGACGTGAACGGTCTTACCTCCTGGGCAGGAAAGACGCTGAATGAAATCCTTGCCGACACAGCGGACACAAATAAGGGCTACACGATGTACCAGGCGCTCGCAAAGGCAATCACCGACTTTATGGGCGCAAGCAAGAACAAGTTTGATGTTGTCCGTGTCGCTATGTCGCCGGAAGCATACAACGTGCTCACTTCGACTCCGTACAGCAACAACTACGAGCCAAAGTCGCCTTTGAAGATTTTCGAGGAGAACTTCGAGGCAGGCGTAACAAAGAACGGCTCAAAGCCAAAGGTGGAATTCTTCGCTGATCCGTTCCTCTCTGCAAACAACGAGTTTGACAATTCAGGCTCGGACAAGCTGGTAATCACAGCCCCGGAAATCGGAGCAGGAACAGACGACGAAAAGCAGGATCTGCTTCTTCTTGGTGTTCCTTTGGAGAACTTCACCTACCCTGTATATCCGAACAGCTACGACCAGCAGCATGCGGTGCTCCGCAGGTTTGCCGGAGTATTCGCACCGGTCGGACAGGCGGTCAAGTGCTATTCAGGCTTCGGCGTGAAGGCGTAGAAATAGAACAAGGGCAGTGTTAAAAACTGTCCTTGATTTTTTTTGAAAAGAGGACAAAAGAAAAATGAGCAAATACATTCAGAGTTTCTACCAGTACCCTGTAACATTCTCATCAATCGGGAAGACAGTGCCTGCGCGCCTTGCGCAGGGCGATATGCGGAACATCACGGAAGTATCGGATGCGGAGCTTGAGAAGCTCCAGAATTCAGAGCCGTTGTTCCGCGAGCTTGTGAACGGCAAGAAGTACCGGATACTCAATAAAATCCCGGCAAGCTACGTGCCTGCAAACGAGCAGATAAACACGGCAAAAAGCGAGGCTGACAGGCTGCGCGTGGAGAATGAGGCACTGAAAGCACGACTTGCAGAGATTGAGAAATCGGAAGAACCGTCCGCCGCGGCCGACATAAACGCCGATTCCGGCAATGAAAAATCAGAACAGAACGAAGCCAGTGCTGAAAGCTCTGAAAAGGACTGGAACGCAATGGAATACAAGGAGCTTCAGGAGGCGGCGAAGGCAAAGGGTATAAACCCTGCGCAGAAGAAAACAGCCCTGATTGAAGAACTTGAAAAGGCTGAATAAGGATTTGGTATGACAAGAAACACTTTTATGTTCGCCGGAAATTTTCCAACTCTTACAGATGACGAGATAAACTCGGCGTACGAATTTGTTTCTGTCATGTTCAGCGGCGTATTGAGCCTGTGGGGTGTCCTTTCTGCAGAGATAAGAGAGAAGAAGCGCACGCTCTGCATGAACCTTCTTGTGGCGTGGTATCTTCTGGACACCAAGCCACAGAGCGCGTCCGGGGTTCTTGGAAACGGAGGAATGACCGTGAGCTCAAAGAGCATAGGCGGCACTTCCTTGTCGTTCGAGGGAATGGACGCGCAGGAGGGAATAAAACAGCTCAATTCCAATGTGTTCGGACAGAAAGCCCTGATAATGATTCAGGGAGCACCCGAAAGGTTCGGTATCTATGCTTGATGTGAAGGTTGAGTGCAATCAGACCGCCAGTCCCAAAGAAATCCAGGACTTTGTGGCAGACATTGACACGGAGGTTCTGGTCGGGTTCATGGCAGGAAGACAACACGTGCCGACGCTTCACAAGGCGGACACAGAGAAGCCGAACGAGAAAAGACGCGGAAAATACGTGGGAATAGACGGCAGGGACGACCCCCAGAATGAGCGTGCGATTGAAACCGCGGAGCTTGCGAAGATTCTGACGTTCGGAAGCGCGAACATTCCGGCGCGTCCGTTCATCGAGGAAGGACTTCTCTCTGAAAAAGAGGAGCTTCTGAAAGAGGCTGAAAAACAGACTGACAACGCAAGGAAAGGGCAAGCCAACTGGGCGAAGCTGGGGACAAAGGCTGTGGGAGCTGTGCAAAAGTTTGTGCGGAGCGATTACTACAAGACCAATATCCCGAACAGCAGCAAAACAATTGAATTCAAGGGAAGCGACACGCCTCTTATTGACGGCGGAGACCTTATCAACTCGCTTGAGTTTGTCGTGGAGGGCAAGTAATGGCGGGAATCTACGGCGATATGCTTCTGGGGTTCGCCGAACAGCAGCGGAATGTGTCTGTCTATGATATGACACCGCGGATAAACGGCGGCTGGGATATTGAGGAAGGCTCGGAAATTTCCGTTATCGGTGTATTCCAGAACACAGGAGGAAGCAGGCTTAAGGACGGAAACGGAAACCTTGTGCAGGGAAACACCTGCGAGCTTTGGACATCCGCAGGAAACCTTGACGGAAAATTCATCAGAAAAGACGGCTCGGTGTTCCGGCTGACAGGAGGAAACGACTGGAGCTTTGAGGGCGGATTTTACCGCTATTCACTTGAAAAGGTGGTGGGAAACAATGCAACTGAATCAGACGACGCTGCGTGGAATCTTGGCGGAAATTCTTTCTGTTGACGAGAGCCACGTAGTGCCTAAACAAGGGAACTGGTGGAATCCGCAGAGGGAAAAGGCGAACATAGCGAACTGGTGCTCATATAGAATCAAGAGCAACAATCCGCGCACCGCCCCTTTTTACGTTGAAGAAAAGGACGGAGTGGAAAGTGCGGCGGTAATAAAAATAGCGAGCGTTGAGCTTCAGTTTGTGGGGCCTGACAGCGAGCAGCTGGCGTACAGTGTGGCGTTCTGGCCATTAAGGGCGGATGTAAAGGAACAGCTTAAAAAGATACGCGGAGCGGTAATGCTCAGCGACTTCAACGCTGTATCCTCCGTTTTTTTTCAGGACGGAAACAACACTGTCCTGGCGTGGAACGTTCCGAACGTCCAGATAATCTGGTATGACCTGATAGACACAGACCAGAAGCCATTAAAGACTATAGACATAGGAGGAAAAATAAATGGCGAACTTTGACGGCTCTATAGCGCAGGTGAACGTTCAGTTTCCAATTGAAACTGTAATCGAACCTGTGTCAGGAGAAAATTATACCAAGGCATTGATTTTTATACCCTTGGGAAAGGCAGAAGAGTATCTTCCGACGACAGAAAGCCCTGCGGCAGGACAGAAGATTGAACTTGACTCTTCAAATTACGGAAAGCTGACCGGCGGACTTTTGAAGACTTGGCTCGTTCCATTCTTCACATCGGCACAGGCGGCAAAGATAGCGGTGGCAATCTATGACGTTGACGCCGAGGAAGCGACTGCTAAAGCACCACTTAATAAGGTTTATGAGGCGTATAAATACTACGCCTACTTTAAATTCGGACTTGCGCCTTCAGACGACTACAACGCATTGCAGACACAACTCGCGCAGCTTTGTAAGGCCGACCCGCTCTACTCACAGCTCTGGGTAGGAACATCAGACCCGCAGGTTCTGACCAAAGAAAGCAGTCTTGTCTCCGCGCTTAAAGGCGTAGCGGCAGACGCAAGAGTTGTTTATAATCCGGACGGCACAATCAACGCGGCACTTGCACAGCTCGGCGCGACACTTGCGCAGAGCAACGCAACAGGAACACCTGTAGGGAATGACATCGACATGCTCGCGTTCAACACAATAGGTGCAAGCGGAGCGGACGACGCGGACGGAAATCCGACAAACCTCGACGCAACGCAGAAAGCCACGCTTGATGAGCAGAAAATCGGTTACAACACATACGTGGGGGACGGTACGGAGAACGTGGTGACAGAAGGCTCTCAGACACTCCAGGGGAACGTTGTAGGCGCGCAGTGGGTAAAAAGCTACATTGAATATATGTGCAAAATACGCACGGCGAACCTCATAACCAAGCGCAACAAGTTCAGGAACAACGACCAGTATCAGGCTATTCTTCTGATTCTCTCCGATGTTGTGAAGGCTTTCCTGAACTTCGGACGGCTTGCGGACTTCAAGATTACAGCCCCTGTGTTCTCCGCTCTTCCAAAGAGCGCGGATGCGATTGTTGTTCCAAATGCATGGGAAGCGACTTATATCGACAAGCTCCGAAGCGTTACAGTATACGGCACTTTGTATGTAACACAGCCGTCAAAATAAGGAGGATGTAGAAAAATGAGCAATCATACAGTAATAGCGGCAGGACAGTTCACGGTAACCCTCACCCATCCCCTGTGGAACGACGGAACACCTACGACAATCGGAGGCTTCAAGCTGGAAGGCCAGATGGTGCAGGATCAGCAGCTGATGGACAACTCGAAGGTCATCGCGCTTGCGAACGGAAACACAATCACCATAACTAACAACAACAAGTCGGGAAGCCTCACATTCAACGTGACGGCGACAAACGGAGACGACGACATGGTGAAAATCGCGAAATTCCTCAAACGCGTTGGGGATTCCGTGGGTGGAACTATCCGAATCACGCAGGAAATCAACGGAGCGACAAGCGGCGACACATACACATCTTGTACTGTCAAGAGCTGCCCGAACCGTATTATCCAGGGAAACGACGCGCCGGACTACGCGGTTGTATGGAACTATGGCGAATACACACCTGACAGCGAATCGTGATTTTTTGACAAAAAGGAATAAGAAATGGAAGCACTTAAACTTACAAGAAAGGTCTATGACGAGGGGATGGAGAAGATAAACAGCGCGGCCGTAGGCGACACCGCTTATCTTGACCAGTTCGAGATTGAGCTTGAGGACGGACTTAACACCGCGAGCGTAATGGAAATCTGCCGTGTTATACAGGATTCAAGTTTTGAGGGAAAGGTCCGACTTATGCGCATCTGCATAGCCGGAAAGAACGTGAAGGTGAAATGCCCGAACGGAGAAGTCGAGAAATTCAGACTCTCGAACGCAGAGGACAGTATAGAGGGCTTCGACCTCTTCCGGAAAGAGCCTCTCGCGCTGTGGGCAATCGCCGACACAGTCTACGGATATGTGCTAAAAAAATCTCTGCGGCCTTCGACACCAGCCCCGGCGAAGGCGGAAACGCGGACATCAAAGGAGTAAGGGCAGGAAATGCCGTTAAGCGGATTGTGCATAACGGCTTTCTGTGGCTTTATTATAATTTCTGCGGCGAGTACGCAAGACAGCCCGTTGACCTTGATGATATGTGCGACGGGCTGCTTTGTTTGAGGGCTAAGAATAGGATTCAGGAGATATACAATGAGCCAGAGTAGCGGCGGATTTTTCTATTCAGTAAAAGCGGTTGTCGACAAGGCGAGCTTTGAAAGCGGACGGCAGGAGCTGGCGAAACTTGAGCAGTCGGGAAAAAGGCTTGTCGCGGGATTCACGGCGGCAGGTGCAGCTCTTGTCGGAGCAGCGAAAATCGCAGGCAACGTGGCGCAATCAGAGCTGAAAGTTGCAAGTTCAATAGGAGCTTCAACGGACGCTCTGGCCAAATGGAAAACCGCCGCAAATATTGCAGGAGCAAGCGCAAACGGTCTTATAGGCGCAATGGCAGGAATCGAGAATAAAATGCAGCACCTGAAAACCGGCACGGTGGACATGAACCTTGCTAAGAACCTGGGGCTTATGGGCATAGGCTACGGCGACTTTGCGGACATGGACGCGGAGGACAGGATGAAAGCCGTGTTCAGCAAGGCTGACAGCATGGATGACCAAAAGCTGGCGGCGACGCTTGTGGGCGATATTCTGGGACAGGCAGGGCGCGAGTATTACGACAGCCTTAAACTTTCAGGAAAGACGCTTGAACAGCAGCTGAAAGAGGCGCAGTCCCTGAATTTTATGACCGAGAAGAACAGGAAGGAAGCCGCGGCGTTCGCAGGCGAATTCAACGCAGTAAAGGAAGCCGGAAAGAGCATAGTCCAGCTTATAGGAAGCGACATAGCGGCAGAGCTTACGCCTCTTGCACGAAAAATAAAAAACTATCTTATAACAAACAGGGACGCAATAGTGCGAGGAATTACAGGACTTGCAAAGGGAGCAGGCTCTGTGTTCAACGCCATAGCCGGAGCAATCGGGAAAGTCGCGCCTTTTGTCGAGAAGCTGATAGACAGGTTCGGCGGACTGGACAAAGTAATCATAAAGCTCGGTGTCGGATTCGGAACAATGAAATTGATGAAATTTGCAGGCGGCTTGAAATCAATGATAAGCGGGTTGAACCTTTTGAAGCTTGCGCTCGGAGGGATTGGCAAGGGGCTTATGGCCGGCGGTATTTTCCTTGTGCTTGAGGATTTGATGTATTATTTTGCAGGTGGTGAAAGTCTTATAGGGCGTGTTATTCCAAAAATCAAAGAATTTGCAAAGGAACTGGGATTTGATGACATAGACCTTTCAAACCTTGTGCAGGGATTGAAAGATGTAGGAGCAGAGCTTGTAAAGCTTTCAGGCTCCTCTTTTAAAATGGCCATAAAACTGTTTTCCGACCTTGCGCTTATTGTTAAAAGCCTTGTTTCAGGGGACATGGATAAACTTTCAGAAAATCTGAAAAAATTCTTCAATGATTGGAAGCAGGGGTTGAAAGATGTATTCAATCTGGACGAGGTAAGAGAAAACGGAAAAGCGGCCTACGAAAAAACTCTGGAAAGCGGTGGTTCCAAATATGATGCGGTAGTCAATGCAATAGACCAAGGGTCAAGAAAAATACCGATTTACGGCCCTTACTATACGGCAGTTACTAACGGTTGGAACTGGGTTGTAGACAAGGTCACAGGCAATAAAGCAAAGACAGGAAAAAAAGCGGAGGACGGAATCATACAGCCGGACGGCAGGCTTATAAATATAAGCCCGGACGACTTGAGTGTAGACAAGGTAACAGGAAAAAAAGCAAAGACAGAAAATAAAGCAAAGACAGGAAAAAAAGCGGAGGACGGAATCATACAGCCGGACGGCAGGCTTATAAATATAAGCCCGGACGACTGGGTGTTTGCAGCAAAGAATGTGGAGGACATAGCAAGCGCATTTGTTCCACACGGAATGACAACAAACAACAGCATGAGCGCGCCGGCAACCTATGTTATAAACCAGTCGTTCACTGTAAACGGCGGAAACGCAACACCGCAGGCTGTGAGGGCGGAAGCGTACAGGGGGACTGCTGCGGCACTGCAGACCAATCTGAAGAACGCGGCAAGAATAATGCAGCTTATGCCGGGAACAAGATAAAGAGGAAAAAATGGAGCTTTCAAAAGCACTTAAACTGGGCTCGAAAAGAGCCGTTGAAATAGTAAAGTCTGTATTACAGAACCCTATGCTTATATCTAAAAGCCCTTCATGGGGAATATCGCTTGAAGTTGAGACAATCACGCAGACCGGACAGGCGGATGTATCGGAACGGGCGGTCATTGTTCCGGGAAGCGGCGTGAAGTCATTCCTCAACGACAACGTGGCTCCGGGTGCCTGGACGTGGCAGATGAGCGGCTGGATTCCGGGCGACCCTTTGGCAGAGCCGACAAACCTCTACACACCGGTTGTAATGATGTATGTATGCTTTCTAAGAGCGGCATATAAGAACGGTTCAAGAATCATATTCAAGGACGTTGACCAGATGATATACAAGAACTGCGTCATTCAGTCGTTGAGCATAGACACGAAGAGTGAATGCAAGAACAAGAAGCCGTTCTCAATGACGATAAAAGAAATTGTGGAACTCAAGGCGACAATAAGCGACAAGACAGACCTCGAGGCGTTGTCCGAGGCGAAGAGCAAAATCGAGGACAAGGGAATAACAACGGCAACCACAATCGGAGAAAGCAATTTCAGTAAAATAGGGAAAGCGATAGGTCTATAAAAGACTATATAGATATGCGGAATATATCATCCTTAACGCAGGCTGAATGGCCGAATACAGAAATAAGCGACAATTTCAGCTTCTCTGTAATGCACTCGGACGGACTTTTTAAATTCTTATTCAGATATTTTAACGGACGCTGGAACTGCTGGTGCACTCTTCCTAGCGGAGAAACACGCGTGGTCGGAGTTGAGCCGAACGTTGTAAGCTGGTCAAGCTTTCTTGACTACGGAATCGTATTCATCACAGAGCTGCCGCTAATTTCAAGAAACTCATTGTTCCTTACAAGCCTCTACATAATAACGTGGGAATAACGCATGGAAAATTTCAACAAATGCATTGACCTAACATTCCGGGGCAGTTCAAAGCAACTTGTAATAAAGACGCCGCGAAAAGGAATTAAACCGGACATTGAGATAACAGGAACTCTGACAGGAAAGGATCAGGTATGCGACCTTGAGATAAGAATTACAAACCTTTATACAGACGACATCTTATCGGGCTACCATACGGTCGAGATAAGCGCAGGCTACGCAGACACGATGAGCAAGACCATAGAGGGAAGCGTTGTGAATGTGTACACGGAATCCCCCGGACCCGACAAGGTTACAGTAATCTATTGCACGGTAGCGAACTTTGACGCCTGGCTCAACAAAACAATAGACTTGAAGCTTTCTAAAAATTTCACGCTTAGAAATGCGGTGGCGGAGATTACAAAGGCTCTCGGATTCAACGAGGCGCAGATAGATATAGGAATAGCGCAGAGTACGTGCGCCGCTCCACTTGAGGTGAACGGAACGGCAAGACAGGCGGTAAACGAGCTGAAAAAATGCTTTCCCGGAATAAACATAACTGTTGACAAGCAGTTTCTGAAAGTGTTCCCGGAAAAACAGCAGCCGGCAACGGTTATGAATCATACACTGAAAGCCCTGATTCAGGCTCCGCAGTTTTCCGGTGGACAAGTAAGTCTTATAGCTCCTTGGAATCCAGCGGTTCGGCCGGGCGATTTTGTAACATATCCTACTAATTTTTTCCAGACGACAATGGGTCTAAGTCCGTTCTCAACTGCGTATGTCACAAGCGTGCAGTTCAGCTTTGCCACCAACAACGACCAGAACGAGATGAGTATAACAGGGATTCTTAAAGAGAGCATAGGAAAAACGGAGAAATAGATGACGGACATACTGAGCGCGCAGAACCTCTCCGAAAGGGACTTGATAACATCGATACTGAACAGCTTCTATATCGTTGACTACGGATACATCAACAAGGTAAATGGCGACAAGACCGTCAATGTAACGCACGCCGCAAAGCCTGTACTTACAGACGGAACGGTGCTGCCGGAAACCGTAACAAGCAATGTGGAGGTCCTGACTTTATGCGGCGCAGGATTTTGTGTTCAGTGGGACTACAAGGCAGGCGACAAGGTGCTCCTTCTTGGAATGAAAGACTATGTGCCGGAAGTCGGAGATGTGAAGCAGGCAGAAATTCCGAAGGCGTTTGTTCATTACTCAAGGGCGACACTTAAGGCTATACCGCTCTGCGTGTTCAGCGACGAGGCGAAGGTCAAGATTCTGGTTGAAAACGGCAAAATGACTATAAAGACAGACGGCACGCTTGAGCTTGACGGAAACGACAACGGCGGAGTTGTAATCGCCCCGGAACTTAAAAAGCAGCTGAACTTCTTAACTCAGAGGGTGGACACAATCATAAACGCGCTCCAGAACGCGCCTACAGCGGTACAGGACGGAGGCGCGGCATACAAGGCTGGAATAGCGGCAATCCTTGCTACAATCGTCAATAAAGAGAATTTCAGCAATATAGAGAGCGACAAGGTGAAGCACGGAAAAGGAGGCAACTGACAATGGATATAGAGATGAAAATCCAGGAGAAAACCGCGACCTTTCCTGTGTGGGACTTGAAGGTGGAAAACGGAATTGTTCCGATTCTGACAGACGACAAAGAGGACATACAGGGCGCAATTCTTGCGTGCTTCATTGAAAAAAACACCGTGCCGGAGCTGCCGGACGTGGGCGTTGAGTGGACGGGATACCTTACAGGCACAATCTCGTTCGGAGAGCTTGATGCACAGATACGGCAGTCGCTGGGCAACGCGGAAAAAGACGAATTCAGACCGGAATACCAGCTGGAAGATGACAGGCTGACGCTCACGGTTACAAAGGAGATTTAAAAATGGGATTCAAGATAGACGATACGGAATGGCTGCCGCAGACAACACAGGAACATGCCACAGCCTGGATGGAAGATATAAATGCGCTGCTTGAAGCGAACAATGTAACAGATGAAAACGGAAACATTGTCAAGCTGTCGCAGAGCTTTGCAAGCGCGCTATATTTGCAGGTGCTGGCAGGTGCAAGCCGGCTTGAAAAGAACGACGAGAAGCTGAACGCAGGAATAAACAGCCTTAATGTGGAGGCGTGCGACGATCAGCAGATAGAAAATCTTCTTCCCATTGCGGCCATCACAAGAAACACAGGAAGCTACTCTACCCTGACGCTCACAGTAACGGCGAACGCAGAGAACGTCTGCGTTATTCCTGCCGGAACAAAAGCGCCGTTCAAAAATGTGAATTTCATTGTACAGACACAGATAGTGCTCCAGCCGGGAACAACGCAGAACATAGCGACCGTATGCGACACTATCGGCGCTATAGTCGTGCTCAAGGGTGAGATAACCGCATTTGAGACGCAGATACCGAACCTTGCAAGCGTAGTTAATAACGTGTCAAGCATTCCGGGAAACAACGCGGAGACAACGGCAAGCCTGCGCCAACGCATAATAAAAGGGAATACAATTCCTTACTCGCTCAACGGCGTGAAGATTGCGCTTGAGGAGCTTACAGGCGTGAACCATGCTCGCGTATTCTTCAACTACAACACCAGCGGAACTCTGACACTTGCGGGCGGAATCGAGCTTCAGCCCAGAACCGCATACGTGGTTATAAACGGCGAGAGCGAGAGCATAGCGGAGACATACGCAAGATACATGAACGCACCGACACAGAATGCGCCAGGCGCAAGCAGCACTGGAAGCTATACAACGGTAGAAATTCTTGTAACAGCTGGAAGCGCAAATGCGACCGTTCCAAAGGGAACATCTTTTGTATATGACGGAATGACGTTCAAGTCGAATACTGCAAAGACCGTGAGTGCAGGAAGCACTGCCTCTATGGGATTCACTGCGATTGATGTAGGGCCTGTAACGATTCCATCCGGAGCGGTAACATCATTCGACACGAACATAGCGAATGTGGTGAACATAACCAACAAGACGAGTGTTCCGGGAATTGCAAAGACCGCGTTTATTCAGAATTACATATCCGGCAGCGGCCAGACAATCCCGATAAAATACGACAAGGCGGAAAATGAAATTGTTTTTGTAAAGGTGTTCATCGCCAAGACCGGCGAAAGCGGAAGCCAGATAGAGAACCAGATAAAGCGCGACCTTATCGCCGCCAGCGCGTCATGGATTATAGGACAGAACATAACAAGCCTTCTGACATCCGCTCCGTTCGCGGACTGCACATACACAGAGGTGGCATACACACAGGTGAGCAGGAACGGTGAAACCTGGGTAAACCTTATTGAGACATCTGTGAATGCTATTCCACGGGTGAGCGATGACACAATAATTGTGGAGATACTGACATGATAAAACAAAGCCCATATCTTCCGAAGCAGATGAACGGTCCTGTAGTGAACGCAGTTCTTGCGGCAATGGACGAACGTCTGAAAAACGCGGACATAATCGAGGACTATCTATACAAGATGTCGATACTCACAGCACAGGAAACGGAACTGGAGAGTATAGGGTGCATAATAGGCTATCCGCGTCCGCTTGTGCCTGTCGGATTCAGTCAGGAAAACGTACTGATTCTTTCAGAGCTTCCGCAGTACCAGAACATTAAGAACGGACTCGCCACAGTCGGCTCGGAAGTCGGCGGACGGTTCAGCTCAACAAAAAAGACCGCAAGCGACTATATGGAGCTGGGGTTGTACAGAAACTTCCTCGACAAGGTAGCGTACATAAAGCGGTACGGAATAACACTGTATGCCGTCGACCAGATAGCACGGCTGATGGATTCCCGGTACACAATCGGCTGGGACAACAACCGCGACATAACCGTGGACTTTGAGAGGAATATCGGGTTTAAAAACGTGTGGATTCTAACACAGCTTTTCTACCGGCTCGCCACAAGCCCGCAGGTAATCATAACCGCAGGGACAAACTGAAAGATTATTAGAAAGGAGGATATATGATATCAACACAAACATTTGAAAACTATCCTGAATTTGCCAACGCAGGGCAGAAATCGCAGCCGAACGACGCGAAATATGCAGCAGGGTTCATTCCAAGTGATGTACTGCCGGCTGAATGGTTGAACTGGTTCCTAAGCGGAGCCACAAAGGGAGTAACCGCACTGAACACAGGCGTGAAGAGCATTGAGCAGGAAATCAACGCTGTTCTTGCATCAAGGGCTGTGACGCCGGACATTACCGCAACCAACCAACTCCTTACTGTTCTGAACAAGATAAAGGCAGAAGCGGTTCTTGCCGCGCACCCGGTCGGCTCTCTATACTGGACGTCCAAGAACGAGAATCCGGCGGTTACATTCGGCGGCGGCACCTGGAAGCAGATAACAGACAAATTCGTTCTTGCAGCAGGAAGCACATACAAGGCGGAGGCAACAGGCGGTGCGCCAACAGTTACATTGACAGTTGCAAATCTTCCAAGTCATAGCCATACCTTCACACCTAGTGGAACAGTAAAGAGTACCTTCACAGG